GGTTCTGTTTCTCGAACAGTTAAAACAACAAAGGGTAAGGCAAAAGTAAATCGTAGAGTAAATAACATTAATGACGAGGCTGACAACCGAACTGGTGGAGCATTTGGCTATACTTATAACAAAAGTAAACTTAAAGAAGTTGTTGATAATTCTGGCACTACAAAAGTAAAACCACGTAATCTTGGTAAAACATTAAAACAAATTGCACCAAGTCGTAAAAAAGAAGTAAAAATAGTTAATAAAATTATAAAAAATCGTGGCGAAGCAATTAAACCAAATGTTAAAGTAAATCCAAGAAATGTACCTAAAGTACCAGTAAAGCCAAAGGCTTCACGTACTCGTTCAGGAAAAAAGTCTAAGTAATTTTTAATCAATCGTTAGGACACAAATGTTAACAATTAAGCAGATTGCGGCGCGTGTTGAGTCGCTTAAACACCGCGCCCGCGAGCGCGATTCACGACATGAAGATGTTCTAGCAGTACGTCGTGGTCAGATTTCTAGCGTATATCCTGATTTCTTTCCAGATGGTGTTGATGCAAACGTAGTTGCAAACTTTATTGACATTGTTGCACGCGACCTCTCTGAGGTAATGGCTCCGCTTCCTGCTATTAACTGTTCTGCAATTAACCAAGTAGAAGATAAATCACGCAAGTTTGCTGACAAGCGAACTCGTATTGCTTCTAACTACTTCATTAATTCAGACCTGCAAGTGCAGATGTATACTGGTGCAGACTGGTACATCACATTTGGTTTCGTCCCATTCATTGTTGAGTTCGACGAAGAAGCAAAACTGCCGCGTATCCGCATAGAAAACCCTGTAGGTGCTTACCCAGAGTATGACCGCTATGGACGCTGCGTTGCTTTTGCTAAAAAATACCGCATGACAATGGCAGAACTTTGTGCTCAGTTCCCTGAACACGAAGAAGGCATTCTTGGTGATGATGGTTATAACCAAGATATGAATGGTTACCTAACTGTCATTCGATACTATGATAAAGAGCAGTCTGTAATTTATATTCCAGAGCGCAATAACTATCCAGTATCTGTTGCGGAAAACCCAGTCAAGAAGATGCTAGTTCACATTGCACGTCGCCCATCTGTTGATGGCGAGATGCGTGGACAGTTTGATGACGTACTCGGTATTCAGTTGCTTCGCAATCGTTTTGCATTACTTGCAATGGAAGCAGCAGAGAAGTCTGTTCAGTCACCTATCGTCTTGCCTAGTGACGTTCAAGAGTTTGAGTTTGGTGGAGATGGAGTAATCCGCACCAACAATCCTGCTGGCGTTCGCCGTGTAGAACTTCCTATCCCTGCTGGTGCATTCAATGAACAGCAGATACTTCAAGGTGAACTACGCACAGGAACACGTTATCCAGAGTCACGTACTGGTAACGTAGATGCTTCGATTATTACGGGACAGGGCGTTCAAGCCCTTATGGGTGGATTTGATACGCAGGTTAAATCTGCTCAGGCTATCTTTGCTTCAGCACTTAAGAATGTTATTTCAACATGCTTCTGTGTTGATGAAGTTGTATTTGATGTTAAGAAGACAGTTCGTGGCGTAGATGCTGGTTCACCATACGCTATTGAATACACTCCATCTAAAGACATTAAGGGTGACTACTCTGCAGATGTCAGATATGGAATGCTTGCTGGATTAAACCCAGCACAGGGACTTATTTTTATGTTGCAGGCTTTGGGTGGCGACTTAATCTCAGTTGACTTGGCTCAACGAGAAATGCCGTTTGGTATTAACGTCACACAAGAGCAAGAGAAGATTGAAGTTGAAAAACTTCGCAAGGCTCTCATTGGCTCACTGCAAGCATATACACAAACAATTCCACAGTTAGCAACTCAGGGACAAGACCCATTGCCTATTATTCAAAAGATTGCTATGGCAATCAAGGGACGTAAAGAAGGCAAGTCTATTGAGGATGTTATTGAGGAAGTGTTTACACCAGAGAATCCTCCTGCTGGGGCTGCAGTTGAGCAACCCGTCCCCTCTGCTCCTGGCGCTCCAGTAGGAGGCGCTCCTGCAGAAGGACGACCAGATTTACAGATGCTGCTTAGCCGTTTAAATTCTAGCGGTGAAGCAACAGGTTCGGCACAAGTTAGACAGCAACGAGTAATTTAAGGGGGATAGTCATGGCTCCACGCAAGAAACCAACAAGAGTACGTACTGTTAAAAGTGATGACTACACTCCATTAGAAAAATACTGCATTGCTGTAAATGAATATTACAAAGCATTACGCACTGCAGGTTTTTCTGAAGGTGTTGCTATAACAATGATTCAGGATAGAAATTCATATCCAGACTGGATTATTCCAGACCTACCAAATAAAATCGATAGTATTCCATATGATGATGATGAGGATGAGGACTAATGGCACAGCAAGGCGGTTATCGTAAGCCAGAGAATCCTGCACCTATGTCAGGACCTGGTGCTTTATCACAACGCACAGATGGTGGACCAGCGCAAGGCGCTAGATATATTTCTGGACTTCCATATGGACAGGGACAAGCAACATATGACCAGCAAACTGCTGCTCCTATGGCTGCTGCATCACCTATGCCATCTGCACCTGCTGCTGCACCAATGGAAATGCCAACACCATTAATGGCTCCAACATCAAGACCTAATGAACCAATTACTGCTGGGATTAATATGGGTGCTGGTCCAGGTTCAGAAGTTATGATGGATAGACCATCAGAAACAAAAACTATTACTGATACATTACGTGAACTTATTCGCTTTGACCCTAGTGGAGATACGGAACTTATTTATAGAACTCTTGTTGACGAAGGATACTAATGACAACAAAAGTTAATTATATTGTAAATAGGTTAAGCCCTAATATTTATGCAGCAGCACAACAAGCAAATTTGCCTGCAAATCAAGTATCTCAATTAGAACAACTTGGTTGGACTGTTGATAAAAATCGTAGTTTAATGAAACTTCCTTCTGAGGAAGCACGTAAACAATTTTCATCACTTGCACCAGAAGTACAAGAAAAAATTAAATTTCTTTATCCAGATGCAGATTATATAAAAGAACCAGATACATTAGGCGATAGAGTTATTGGTGCATTCGGTAAAGTTGCAGAAACGGCAGCATCACCATTAATTGGTATATTTAAAGCAATGGGTGTATATAACCGTGTAATTAATACACCCTACCTTGTTGCGCGTCAAGTTTCACAAGGTAGAGATTTATTTAGTATTAAAACATTTAAAGATGCATGGGATGGTCGTCGTCTATATGATGATGGAGCATTAAAAGAAACTATTGCAGTATTTGGTGATGCAAATGTAAAGGTTGCACAAGGACTTCTTGCTGGATTAAAACCAGGAGAAATTGTTGAACAGTATGGAACTATAGATAATAATTTATTAAAGGCTTTGCAAAAAGCATACAATGACCCAGATTCATTTAAACAAGTAATGGATGGGGTAAAATATTCACAAGTTTCATTTGGTAGAGATATAGCACGTATTTTTGACACAAAACCAACTAAGGGTAACTTGCATCAAGACTATATTGATGGAAAAACAAAAAATATTTCTGGTACTCTTGATTTTATTTACCAGTTAGTTATTGACCCACTTACTTATGTAAGCGGTGGTCTATCTAAATTACCTATTCTTGGTAATAAATTTATGTCACGCGGAGATAGACTTGTTAAAACAATTGAAGAACGTGGCACTGCTGGAGTACGTGAGATATTTCGTACCGAACCAGATATTGTTAAATTATGGGACAATGGTATTGGCAAGGCTGTAAAAAAGATTGCAGATGCCCCAACTACTACAGAAAAAACAAAGGCTCGTCGAGAACTAGGTGCAAACTATCCTGGTTATAACAATGATGAAGCCATTGATATGCTTGTACGTAATGAAATTTTTGATGCAAAGGCTGCCGTTGATTATTTTTCTAAGGCTGAAAATGTCCCACTATTACTATCTGGTCGAGTAGATGGTATTCAGTATTTCCGTAATGGTATAGCAACTGCTAGAAATCAACGCCGCATTGCGTCTGGTATATCTAGATATGTTGATTCATTCTTTAATCCTACCAAGTCAACTGAGGAAATTGAAAAAAGCGGTAAAGATGCTTGGGAAATCTTTACTAAAGTAGGAAAAGATGAAAATGCAATTGTTCCAGAAGAAATTACTGAGGTTAAAAAGTTCTGGAATGAAATGTCCAGACGAGAAAAAATTGCTCAGAAGTTTGGAAAAAGCACTCAGGGTCGCTATATTCTTCTTGGAGAAGATTCATTAAAGACTGCTGATGTTGTGCGTGATACATTCCGACAGATTGTACCTAGAGATATAGCAGATTTTCTTACATACAAGTTTGTTAATGCAGATGCAAACGACCAAGTAATTATTTTGCGTAATACTTATTATGCAATTATGCAAAAATATGGTCTAGATGGTCACCCAAAGGGTAAAGAACTTATTGAAAAAACACTTCAATCTAAGTTTGGTGACAAAGAAGGTCTAGCAGTTGTATCTAAATTGGAAGTAAATCCAAAGTTTGCTGACGAAATTGGCGAAGTTGGATTAAAGCGCAGCGACTCTGGTCTTGAGTATGAAACATCTGGAATTATTCATCCATTCCAAGAGGCAAAAGGTGTTGCATCTTTGGACTTTATGGAAATTGCTGAAACAGTAGCCAATATTAAGAGCAAAAAGAATTTAATTATGGCTGCAGGTGGAGCCACCCAGTCACATACTGCTGGAGAATTTGTAAATGCTTGGTCATTACTTACTCTTTTCCCACGTTTAGGTATTCGAAGCGGTATTGATGAAGGCATTATGTTCCTTTTAACTGCTCCAGGTTCTGACATTATGAAATTTGCTTTACGCAAAGGTCACAAAATGGGTAAAATTGCTACTGCATATACTGGTAGTAAGTCTGCAGAAGGCTTGCGTTCAAGCCTTGCTGGTCTTTATGGTACTAGAGCATCAGAAGCAATTTCACTAGAAGCCCGTCTTGCGATTCGCGCAAAGGCTGCTAAAGATAAAGGCATAAGCGAAGACCTGCTTAGCAAAGTAGACGTTGGTACTGCTACTGCTAAAGAGGCTACCCGTATATTCCATGGGACTAGAGAACCTGATGCAGAGTTTTTGATTGAAGCACTTGCTCATGGTGGTCATATTCTGGCTTCAAGCGCACGTTCTATTGCTGGTGCTGCTTCTTTAACTGGTCGTCAAATAGATGAAGTTGTTCAACTTAACATTAATCCAAATAATTATGATTTAATGCTTAAGGATTTAGACCTTGTATCTGGTAGAACAGATAACGTAGTAAGCACATATGATTTAGATAGAGCATCAATTCTTAATGGACGTGGAATAT